CGGCACACCTATCCAGTGTGTGATCGAGGCTGACGGCACTGCTCTGATAGTGACCGGACAGTACGATAGAAACGGCACCGGCACCTGGGACATTGGTATAAGCTTACAGGACGAAGACCTCTCTTATCCTGACTGGGATATGCGCATCAGTTTCGAGGAATACACAACCGTCCTCGAGATAGATGTTCCCGATGACTTTGAGCTTACCTGGTACAATGACGGAGAGAGAATGGAGGGGTACTGATGCCGAAAGTAAGACCCCGCAAGTGGCTCGTCCCTCGCTACCTGATAAGGAATAACCTCACCGGCGCGTACATACACGACACTCCCACACAGCCGATGACCTTTCTCGACCGCGCTGAGGCGTGGCGATACATAAAGCAGCACGGTCTTAACCCAGAGATCTATTTCGTGGAGGTGGTAAGGTGACAGCAAAAGAATACTTGGAGCATCTCCCTGATATGAGAGTGAGGATACGAGCAATGGAAAGGAAGATAAAAGACTGCGAGGAAAGAGCCTCCGACACATCTGCAAAGCTTACAGATCAGCGTGGGAACGGCGACGGTAACAAGATAGCGGATAACGTCGATAAAGCTATAGATTTAGAAGCTGAACTCAAAGCAATGGTCGCAGAATTTAAGCGTTTTGAGCTCATTGCTTCTCAACAGATAGGAAAAATGCCAAACAGTACATATTCAGGACTCCTCTTCAACAAGTACATAAACGGGATGACTTGGGAAGAGATTTCCGAAGAGCTGGACAAAGGCGTCGAATACGTCCGAAAAGAACTCCACAGCAAGGCTCTCGCTGAATTTTCTAACTGCTACCCCGATTACCCCCGTTTTGCCCCTTGCATTTCGGGAAAATAAGAGTACAATAAGAATCATGAAAGCAGGCGGAAAAGGTAAGGACTTTCGGGAGTGTTCCACATCCTCACTCCCTTTGCCTCCGCCTACTGCTTTCCATTTGTTGTCTCCTTTCTTTTGTTCTACACACTCATTTTTGATTTCCCCTGCCGGAGTCCGCAGCTCCGGCAATCCTCTCTGGCAGCTTAGAGCAGTTGGAAGCTCGCAAGGCTCATAACCTTGAGGTCGCTGGTTCGAGTCCAGCAGCTGCAACCACAGACGACATTGTGAACACTCCTTTATTTTTTCAGCAGAAGTACCTCGGCAATAGTCGGGGTATTTCTGTTATATGCGAAAGGACGGTGTTACCGTGAATACAAGACAAAAGAAGTTTGCCGAGTTATATGCTCAGAGCGGTAATGCCGAACAGGCAGCTATCGCAGCAGGGTATTCTGAAAAATATGCGAGAGGCAATGCTTACAAATTAGTGGCAATTAGTGGCATTGCGGAGTATATCCGCGAGCTTAATGAAAAGGCTCAGGACGAGCGGATAATGACCGCAAAGGAGCGTCAGGCAATGCTTTCAGATATTGCACGCGGCGGAACTTTCGACGCTGACCGCATAAGAGCTATCGACACTCTGAATAAGATGACCGGTGAGTACACTGTCAAGGTGACAGCTGAGGTCAATACATCTCAAAAGCTTGCTGACGTAATGGATCAGATCGGCGGTGAGGGGCTTGAAGAGTAGTTTCCCTTTATCACAGAAGTACATTGACTTTATCAACACTGTCAAGGGAGTGACAGCGGAATTCCTTGAGGGTACGACTGCTTCAGGAAAAACAACCGTCGGAGCAGGTGTCAAGTTCATGAGAATGGTTTCGGCATCTCCGAAGAAGCTGCACGTTATCGCGGCTAAGACTACCGGTAAGGCAGAGGAGACTATCATCCAGCAGGATAACGGCATACTCGACCTGCATCACAATGCTGTCTACTGCGGAAACGGCGACAAGGACTTCAAGCTGCCGCACATCAAATTCGAGGGAAAGATAATCTATATCCTCGGCTATGATAACCGCGACAAGTGGGAAATGGCTCTCGGAGCACAGTTCGGCTGTGTATACATTGACGAGATCAATACGGCTGATATCGAGTTCGTGCGTGAGATATCCACACGTAACGAGTATCTGCTTGCTACGCTCAACCCTGACGATCCGTCGCTTCCGGTCTACAAAGAATTCGTTAACCGGTCACGACCGTACAGCAAATATGCCGGAGATGTCCCCAAGGAGATAATGGACGAGCTCCTGAAGGAAGAGCCGACGCCGCACTGGAAGTATTGGTTCTTTTCGTTCCTGGACAACCTAAGCCTGACCGCAGAGGACATCGAACGCAAGAAAGCAGCAGCTCCGAAAGGAACTAAGCTATACAAGAACAAGATACTCGGGCAGCGTGGCAAGTCAACAGGTGTTATTTTCGACTGCCGCGACAGCAATATCATCACAGCTCAGCAGGCGCGGGAGTACAAGTTCACGCTGTTCTCTGCGGCTCTTGATACTGCGTACTCTCAGACCTCGCCTGATACGATTGCTTTCACGTTCATCGGCATCACTGCTGACAGGAAGTGCATAGTGCTCGACGAGAGAGTTTTCAACAATGCAGAGCTAACAGTGCCGAAAACTCCGTCGGATATTCCTATAGAGTATACAGCCTTCCTCGAGCTCAATCGTGAGCGCTGGGGATTCGCAAGAGACGTATATATCGACAGCGCAGATCAGGCAACAATTACCGAGTGTGGGAAATATAAGCGCCTGACAGGTAGCATATATAACTATATTCCCGCCTTCAAAAAGACTAAGATCATCGACCGCATCCAGCTTCAGAGCGCATGGATGGCAGCCGGTGATTTTCTTATACTCAGCCATTGCAAGACGATGATAGCGGAGCTGAACGTCTACAGCTGGAAAGAAGAGAAGTACGAGCCTGAGGACAGGAACGACCACTGCATCAACTCCTGCCAGTATGCATGGCTCCCTTATAAAGCAATGATAGGAGCGATAAAATGAGCTTATTTGAAACAATAGGAGAAAGGGTGAGAGAAAAAGTGAAGAACTGGCTTCGGCTGAATCCAGCCCCGCAGCAGAGTTTCAACATAAACGAATATACTACCCGTGAGACTGAGATAATCCGTTCGCAGCTCTGGTACAGAGGAGACGCAAACGAGCTGTTCCAGTTTTTTCATCAGCTTAACGGCGTACAGGGCAGCTTCTGGGGGAGCGTGCCTTCTGACAGCTCTGTTCGTAAGGTACACAGCGGTATCCCTGCGATAATCGCGGACACTCTGGCATATATTGTCAAGTCGGATATGGACGGCATCGAAGCTCCCGATGAGTGGGACGACATTGCCAAGAACATTGACTTTGTCGAAACTGTGGGAAAAGCTATCATTGATACGCTTGTCGAGGGCGACGGAGCTTTCCGAGTATCCGCTGACGGCGACAAAATAGAACTCGGTTTTGTCGGAGCTTCACGCTGTGAGTATGAGGACGATGAGGTCATTATACATACGGAATACTCGGCAAAAAAGCGTACATATATGCTATCGGAGCGTTACGGTAAGGGCTTCATCGAGAGCAGATTGTACGACGAGAACGGACATGAAGTTCCTCTCAGCACTGTCCCGGAGCTTGCAGGGGTTGAGCCGTATATCGTGTTCAGCGGAGACTATAGTCTTGCAGTTCCGCTTATGTTCTACGCTTCCAAGAAATACAAAGGACGTGGCAAGTCTATATTCGATGGCGGAAGGTCTGACTGCTTCGACGCACTCGATGAAGTCATATCGCAGTGGTGGGACGCAGTGAGACAGGGCAGAGTCAAGCAGTATATCCCTGAGAGCATGATGCCGCGCGATCCGAACAATGGAAGCCTTCTTGCACCGAATCAGTTTGGAAATAACTATATATCCGTCAGCGCTCCGCTCATTGAGGGCGTGAACAATCAGGAGATAAAGACAATACAGCCTGAGATCAGGTATGAAGCATTCGTGAGTGCATATATGAACGCACTGCTGATGTGCTTGCAGGGGCTTGTGTCTCCGGCAACTCTCGGCATTGACGTCGGCAAGATGTCCAGCGCAGACGCTCAGCGCGAAAAAAAGGACGTGACCGGGCATACTCGGAATACTATTACAGCGGCTCTTGAAAACGTTTTGCCGAAGGTCATCAATGCAGTGTTCATGACGCTCGATAATATACACAATACGGAGCCTATCGAGCGCGATGTGACAGTAAGCTTCGGCGAGTACGGAGCTCCCGACTTCGACAGCCGCGTCGAGACGGTCGGCAAGGCGGCGACCTATGGTATCATGTCAACAGAGACGCAAGTTGACGAACTCTGGGGAGGCAGCAAGGACGACGAGTTCAAGGCTGCCGAGGTACAGCGCATCAAGACGGAGAAAGGCATCATGTCGGCAAGCGAGCCCAGCGTAGGCGGTGAGCCGTAATGCTCAAGCCCGAGGATATCGCTGCTATCTTTGAGTGGATAGAGCTGCTCCTGATAGCGAACCTCAAGCGCAACCTTGCCCGACATAAGGACGAGGAGGAGCAGGAGGGCTTCAGCTGGTCGGCGTGGCAGGCGGAGAAGCTCCGCAGCGTCAACATATTCCGCAGACAGTGCAGTGCCATAATGGACCGATACAAGGATCAAATAGACAACGAGACACGTCAGCTGCTCGAGGAGCAGTTCGAGGAGGGCGTGAACGGAGCTGTCAAAGAGCTCGAGGAAGCTCATTCGGAAAAGGCAGCGCCGACAGCTTTAGCTGCTGTCGAAGAGCAGCAGACACCGTCAGAGAAGCCGGAGCAGACTTCCTCAGAAAAGCCGAAAGAATCTCCGGTTAAAGTTGAGGCGGGAAAAGCCGCCCCTGCCGTTCCAAAAGACGAATCTTCCATTGTGGCAGAGGTCAACCCTGAGCCGCAGTTCTTCGGCGTTGACAAGTCCAAGACTGAGAAACTCATCGAGGACGTTACCAACATCGAGAAGCAAGCCGAGACGGCTGCTCTGCGACTGACTGACGATGTCTACCGTCAGACGGTGAACAGAGTGCAGCTGGCAATGGCTACCGGCTCTATCACCTACGAGAAGGCTGTGGACATGGCTGTGGCTGACTTCCTCGCGCAGGGTATCAACTGTATCGAGTACAAGGACGGCAGACGCGTTAATATTGCAGACTATGTGCGAATGGTACTGAGGACGACCTCGACCAGAGCGGCGCTGCAAGGAAAGTCCGAACGCTTCAAGGCTCAGGGCTACGATACAGTGCTCGTCAGCAGCTACGGTATGTGCAGCAAGACCTGTCTGCCGTGGCAGGGGCGTGCTTATATCAATGATGCTTTCACTGACTGGCAGGGCGAGACAAAGCTCGAAAACAGCATAAAATACGGCAAATCCGGCTATTGTGGCAAGTGGTTTCCGCTGCTGAGTAGTGCCATTGAGCATGGGCTCTTTCACCCGAACTGCCGGCACGGTCTGGGTTTGCATATCGAGGGCGTGACCGCTCTTCCTGAGCCTATGGACAACTCTGAGATAGAGCGCCGATACAAGGCTGAGCAGGCGCAGAGAGCTCTTGAACGCGAAGTCAGGAAAGCAAAGCGCAAGGTTGAGGGAAGCCTT